AGGTACTACAATATCAAGTACATGGGCAAATACGACATTAAACGATATTGCAAGTGCATTAACAGGATCAGTAGCAAGTGATGGTCAAACACCAATGACAGGAAATCTTGCAATGGGTGGAAATAACATAACAAATGCAGGAACTATAACAGCCGTAACAGGCATCTTTGGAGGATCATTCTAATGGCTCAGACTAACTATACACCGATAAGTCTGTATTATTCTACGACTGCAAGTGCAGTTCCTACAGCAGCTAATCTTGTCCCTGGCGAACTCGCTATAAATACAAACGATGGTAAGTTATATTACGAAGATTCTAGTGGAGTAGTGCAAGTATTAGCTACTAAAAGCACAGGCTCAATAGGTGGTTCTACTACTCAAGTTCAATATAATTTAAGTGGTTCACTAGCTGGTAGTGCTAATTTAACTTTTGATGGTACAAATCTAACAACTGGTGGTACAAATACAGCTACTCGATTTATTCCATCAGGCTCAACAGTAGCAACTAATGGAATGTATTTACCAGCAGCCAATACTTTAGGTTTTAGCACTAATTCTACAGAACGGATGCGTATAGACTCATCAGGCAACCTAGGTCTCGGAGTTACTCCTAATACATGGACTGGATGGGGTGGACCAGTAATACAAATGTCTAGTGGGAGTAATGGTGCAATAACTGCATATCAAATGTATTCAACTAGTAATGCTTATTACAGTTCAGGTTGGAAATATGTTCAAAATGGTTATGCAACTTATTATCTACAAGCAATAGGATACCATGCTTGGTTTATTGCATCAAACAATACAACTGGTGCAGGTGCAACTGCAACTTTTACCCAAGCAATGACACTAGATGCTAGTGGTGGATTGCAAGTTTTAAATACTATTGGTGTTGGCAATACTGCACCATCAACATCGGGTGCTGGTATTACATTCCCAGCAACACAAAACGCATCATCTAATGCTAATACACTAGATGACTATGAAGAAGGTACTTGGACACCTGCTGGTGGAAGTTTAACAAATAATGTAACTGCAAAATATACAAAAATTGGTAATTTCGTTTACGCAAACTTTGATATTAGTTTCCCTGGTGGTGGTGCTGTTGCTCAAGCCCAAGTTAGTGGTATGCCTTTTACTTCTTTAACTCCTGGTGGTGGAGGTTGTTTAGGTTCTAGCACTTATGCAGTACCAATAACACTAAATATAGAAAGATCAAATACATTTTTTGTGTTTTCTACTTTTGGTGGTGTTGCAATAAATTATTCAGATTTAAATGGTGCAAGACTTATTGGCACTTTAATTTATGTAGTATAAAAATTAGTTTAATTGGATTATTAAACTGGACACTTAAAGGAGAATTAAAATGAGCTTAACAAAAGAAACAGTAGTCGATCAAATTACAGTAACAGAAAATGGTATTGTATTGGTTCGTGAAGTTACACGAATTATGGAAGATGGTAATGAGTTATCTAAACAATATCATCGTTTATCTTTTGTACCTGCAAGTGATGTATCTGCACAACCACAGAATGTTCAGGATATTTGTAATGTAGCTTGGACAACTGAAATTGTTAGTGCATATCAAGCAATGCTAGATGCACAAGCACAAGAGCAAGCAGATTAACAAGCACAACAAGAGGCACAACAAGCACAAACTAATCCTTAACAACCTAGGAGTATTAAATGAGTGAAAACACGAAAAAAACTCAAATTACAGTAGATGATGTAGTTTACAACTACGAAGATTTAACACCTGAACAACAAGAATTATTTTCTCATTGTGTCAATTTAGATCAAAAGATTGGTAGTACGCAATTTCAATTAATACAGTTAAATGGTGGTAAAGAGCATTTTATTAAGAAACTGAAGGATTCTTTAGAAAGTTAAGTATGGACATGGGTGCAGAGAACGATAAACGAATATCAGTACATGAAGCAATATGTGCTGAAAGATACGAACGCATAGAAGAATCTTTTGAAAGAGGTTCTAAGCGTATGGCTCGCATCGAATATATGCTCTATGCAATCATGTTATTTACTTTCTTTGGTAAAGACACTTTTATGGAGTTATTACAAGCTGTAGTAATAAAATAATGGAAACAGTAGACATACTAGCAAAGATATGGCCTCTGTTAGTAGGGTTTGTAACGCTTGTTATTGTGCTTGCTAAAATGGATAATAAAGTATCTGTTCTTGAAGAAAAAGTAAAAACTTTGTTTGAACTTTATAATAAAAAATGAATATTCAGGACATTCTAAAAGCAGTATTACCTATTGTTGTAGCTTGTTTAGCATGGTTATTAGGTCAAGTGTCAGACTTTTCTACTAGATTAACAAAGATTGAAGGTCAAATGCCAGCCTTAATTACTAAAGAAAATGTACCAACTGATAGCCCGATTAGTGCAGAACGCAGACACGCTATGAAAGAAGAAATTTATCGAGATATTCATCAATTACAGGTTAAAGTACAGTTGCTTGAAGAGCGTGAAAAGAGGAAATAATGTTTGGAATAGATGACATTTTAAGTGTTGGGATGAAACTGGTAGATAAGTTTGTGCCAGACCCACAGGCTAAACAAGAAGCCCAATTAAAGCTATTAGAGATGCAGAAGAATGGTGAATTGGCTCAGTTACAAGCAGATGTAAACGAGCAACAAGAACTCACCAAACGACTTCAAGCAGATATGATGTCAGACTCTTGGCTATCTAAGAACATTCGCCCTATGACGCTTGTATTCATTCTAATGACCTATACTACCTTTGCTATGATGAGTGCATGGGATATTGAAGTAAATAACAATTATGTAGAGTTATTAGGCCAATGGGGGATGTTAATTATGTCATTCTATTTTGGTGGTAGAACGCTAGAAAAAATCATGGATATGAAGGGTAAGAAATGATAGAAAACTGGAGTAAGTCGTTTGATATGGTAATTGCTCACGAAGGTGGATTTACTAACGATGAAAGAGATCCAGGCAATAAGTTACCCGATGGTCGCAAAGGTTCTACCATGTGGGGATGTACTCAAGCTAATTGGGAAAAGTACATAGGGCATCAAGTTACTCAAGATGACATGAAATTACTAAAGAAAGAAGATGTAAAACCTCTTTATAAACGAGACTACTGGGATGCAGTCAAAGGAGATGATTTACCTGTTGGAGTTGATTATGCAGTATTTGATTTTGCTATCAACGCTGGTCCATCGGCTGCTCGCAAGATGATTCAGAAAGCCCTTGGTGTTACTGCTGATGGTGCTATTGGCCCTGCAACTATGAAAGCGATTCAAGAGGCTGATGGTAAGGACTTATTAAATAAGTTTAGTCATAGCAAAGAGGCTTTTTACAAGTCATTGCCAACATTTCAGACTTATGGTAAAGGATGGTTGAAGCGTGTAGCTGATGTACAAACATCTGCCTCAACCATGATTGGTTAATTACCAAAACCAGTTTTTAAATAACATCCACCAAGAAACATCCTTTTTTAACAGAGCCTTTTGAAGATTGAGCATATCTCGATCATTCTCAAAATATGCCCTAGGTTGGCAATTAATACCTATTTGAACACCTGTTTTAGTCATATATGGAGTCATGGTTTCTTAACCAATCTATACATTTTAAACTTGCGACTTTCGTGCCATCTATCTTCAATAATGTAACCTTTGGCTCTTAGTTCACCAACTCTTGTTGATAACTTCATAGTCCCAGCTTTATGTAGTGCATCCAAAGGACTAATCCATTTACTAAGTGCAATAATTATCAATTCGTATTGTTTCATTATATTCTCCTAGAAAGGTACATCGTCAGGTATATCAGCTAATGATTTAGGAAATGGGTCTTTTATAGGTTCAGGATCGTTCAAATAAGCAATTAGACAACCATCTTTTAAACTAAATAATGGGATAGTCTCTAGCTTTAGCATGAGGCCATTCTTAGTTTCTAGGATGATTCCTATACTCTGATACTTCTTCTTTGCCTTTCCATCTTTATCTTGGTACTCAGATACTGCTGCCTTGATATAATATTTGATTGCGATGATAGTTCTCCTTAATTAAATTTAGATTCAAAAGACTTTTTAATACAACAGGCTTCAAAAAAGTCACTAACAGTTACATTTAAAACAATTTTTGTAAATCTTCTTGTTCTAACACGATAAGACCCATAATCTCTTAATTCAATTCCTTTTATTCCAAAATGACAATTTTTAAAAACTCTCCTATTCATTGATTGTTGATGTCTTGTTGCCCAACGACAATTTTCTTTTGAATACCCTTTATCATTGTCAATTCTTTCTATAGACATTCCTTTTGGTGGTATTCCTACATCTTGCACAAATTGAGCAAAAGAATTTCTCCAAGTAGGGCATACTGTAATACCTCTAGCACCATAATTACAATATCCTTTATTTTTTGGATTTTCACATCTTTGAATCATAGCTGACCAAACCCAATACAATCTTTTCATAATTTACCTTTCATTATCAATTCAACTTCATCATTTACTTCATCTAAAAACTTTATAATTTCACTTTCCATTTCAGCGATATACTTATCATCCCTATGTAAACGCTTAACAAATAGCTGACTACGATCAGGGAATCTGCTATCAAAGCTAACATAATCATTCCATTCACGACCTGTACAACTTAACTGTGCCATCATTTGAATGTAATATTTATTTGGTATTTCGTTAGCCTTAATTGTTGCCCAATGCGTACTACTATTTGGATTCTTAATTTCAACAATGCCATCTGTATCTATTAATCCGTCTGGGCTACAACCAAAACCCTTTATAGTTGGGTGGTCTATAAAAGCAACTTGATCAACAAAATTGTTACTTTGGACTTCGTAAGCTGCCCTTGCTCTAGGTTCTTCATCAATACCTCTCTGCATTATTTCTGAGGTGTAAGAAGGCTCTATAACCCCTGTAACCCTTTGTAAAGACAACTCTATTAAATAGTTTCCTCTAGATGCTGAAACACCAGTCTTTGTCTTAGCTAAAACATCTGCAACACGACTAGCTGTAACTTTCCCGAGCCTAAGCTGTAGCCATGCTTCCGAGCCTTGTTCTATTTCTTTATATATCATTTTTCACTCTCTTTCTTAAACATCTTGCAAACTAATTGCCATTCTTCTTTAGTTGGTAATATGTCAGGGTTCATTACAAAACAATCGTGCATAGAATGATGCGTTATTTGTTTACCACAAGTTTCGCAAGGAAACCATATTTGGTCAGTTACATAATGTTGAATCACCTGTCGTTCCTTTCTTGCTTAGCAGCGATACACATTTCAGCAAATTTCTTAGGAATGTCTGGATGCCAACCACCAATTAAATTGTTACAGTTAAACTTAAATACTTCTTCTTTTCGACTGAGTTCTGTCATGTAAATAATAAAACCACAGAATACAATCCACATTAATAAGACAAATAAGAAACTTTTACTCATAAAATATCCTCTTTTTTATACTTGCGTTTAATGATAAAAGCTAATTTTCTTAGTGCCATTCTTTCTATTTGCTCTACTTTAAATCGTGGTATTTGCAAGATATAAGCGACTTCTTCTTGCGTAAAATGGTTATCACTTCTGTGTTCTTTCAAACTTTTCATCTATTTTCCTCAGTAAAGATTCAAGACGATGATTCCATAACTTAGAATCTGCATTTTGTGGCCATGTAACTAGATATTCTTTGACTAATGTTGTAATTACAAGATAATCCACCTTTTTTTGCTTACTCAATAAAGAGTCTATTTGCTCACTTATTGTCATTTCTAGCCTCCATCATTGCATCAGCTACTTTATAAGAATAATCTCCAACCCAATTATCAATTTCTTCAATGTGGGTACTAAATTTATCAGAATTAGAAATAATTGCTTGCATTGCGTGTGCAGCAAAGTAGTCCCTTAAATCCATACCATTGCTTTGTTTTATACCAATTACATTCTCTCTGTAGATTGGTTCTGTGCTTGGAAATGCTTTCATACAAGTTCTGCCTTTCTTTTATCTTTGGCCTTAGAAATACGATCAATCGCAACCTTATCTTTACTAAGTTCTTTATATGCTTGACCATAAGCACCTTTTAAAGTATCCATATCTAAGCACTCATTAATCATGTCGCACCAATTAGTGCATAAATCAGTTAAATCAGGTGTTTCCTCATCAATAGAATCACTTGGTATATCCTCTCCAGCGTAGATATATAAACCAAGACCATGTAGTGCTATTGCTTTAGCCAGGCATCGTTGCATAGCTGTGTTTACTGAGAAACTATCAGGGTTTGGCATCGACTTATTCTGATTATTCATAACTGGTAACTGTGCAGTCATCTTTTTACCAAATGCCTCAACTGTGCAAAACACCATCAAAGTATCACCAAAAGCCATTGGTTGATCGTAAGTCCAAGTAGCTAATGGGTCTAGTTGTAATAGCTGATCTACTGCCCATGCCCACGAAAGGTAGGTAAATTTACCTTTTTTTTCTGTATGCTCATTAATGTTAATCTTGCGTAATTCTAAGTATTTACTCATCGTTTAAATCTCCATTGTGAAATTCGCGTTCAGCCTGTTGTGTAGCTAATTTATGTGCAAAATCGTAGGCTTTTAAGTAGATGTAATTGCCTAGACCAGTCATATCGTTTTCGTTTACATAGTTAGCTACTTGTTGGTTTTCTTTAACTGTAAACTCAGCAACAGCTTCATTAACTAAGTTAGCTGGGTTGTAATCAGTCTTGATAAGTTGGTTGATACGATCATCAATTAGTTCTTGACCATCGTCTGATAGTGGGTCAATCCATAAGGTAGTCATTATTTAACTCCTTGTAGTAACCAGATTGTTAGTGCAGGGCCAAACATTACTGCAAATCCTACTAGTGCCTCTATAAATGTTTTCATTACTTATCCTTTTAAGATAAGACCCCGAAGGGTCTATTGTTAGTTAATAATTTGAAATCCACATTTAAATTCAGGATGTGCAAGTAAATTGTGCTTTTTTGCAAAATGCACTAATTCATATTTGCTTTTCATAGATTTTGCAGACCTAATTAAAGACGATACAGATCGAGCAGCAGTATCAGTCATGTTGTTATCAATGTAGGTTTGTGCCATTTGTAACTCTTTAGTTTCATTCTTTGTCATCTTCATTTCCCTTTCGTTTCATTGTTTAAATTACTGCATGACTCAAATATATAGTAAAAAACATGATTTGTGTAAGTTTTTGTAAAAATATTTATTTTGTATCTTTTTTGCAACTTCTATACAAATCTATACAATTTCATATACTATTACGATATTAACACAACAAGGAAAAAAAATGAATCCAATAACTGCATTGCAATTAGAGTTTGGTCTTTTATCAGACTTAGCACAAAAACTAGGTATTCGAGAAAGTGCTATTTACGCTTGGAAAGCACGAAATACAATACCCAAGAAGCATATTCGAAGTATTGAAAAATTGTCTGAAGGTAGACTTACTAGGGAAATGCTAAGACCTGATTTATTTGGTAATTAGTATGACTTATAGAATAAAAAATTGGTCTAAATTTCAGCATTTCAAGGATCGTAGACCTCCTTGGATAAAACTTTATCGTGATCTTTTAGATGATTTAGAGTGGTTTGAACTCGATCCAGTATCTTCTAAGAATTTAATTAATTTTTGGCTAATAGCTAGTGAATTTAATGGTGAACTACCAAGCATTGAAATTCTAGCTTTTAGATTAAGACTTAAAAAACAAGAAGTTACTGCAATATTATCTAAGCTATCACATTGGATGGAACAAGATGATAACAGTACGATATCAACACGATATCAAATTGATAGTACAGAGAGAGAGACAGAGACAGAGATAGAGAGAGAGACAGAAACAACTATATTGGTGGACTCTAAGATTCCCCCATGCCCTCATTCTGAGATTATTAATATTTATCATGAAGTCTTACCTGAACTTCCAAGAGTTGTATCTTGGAATAAAACAAGAGAGGGTTATCTAAAACAACGATGGAGACAAATGTTTGTAGAGTTTGAATGTAAAGACACAGAAGATGGACTAGATTGGTTTAGAAATGATTTCTTTGTATTTGTTAAAGGTTCTAAGTTTCTAACAGGTAAAGTCGTATCTAAAGACAGAAAGCCTTTTTTAGCTGACTTAGAGTGGATGATTAAGCCTACAAACTTCACCAAAATAATAGAGAGAAAATATGAAAATTAAACTTGATAAACCAGTTTTGCAAGAGAAAAAGACTTATTTCTGCAATGCTTATGGATGTAAGCTACAGGCATCGATGGGACTAGGAACGGATGGAACTGGTGCGTTCTATTGTAGATTCCATTACGGATCAAAACCAAACAAGAATGATTACATAACGCTACAGATTGATAAAAACAAAGAATTGGTTAATTTTTTGGATATGTCATTAAGGCCAGAACTGTACTTTGAGGGTTCATTTGACGATAAAGCAAACTTAACTTTAAAGACTGGTTTAAAGAATTTAGAACTAGAACACTTATGGGATGCGACAAATTACAAGATTTCAAAGAACATTCTTGGCGAGTTGAACTCTAGACTGGATGTAAACCTTGAAAAGCAGTTTGCCAAAAAAGAAGTTAAAGAACAGTTTAAAACGATGTTAGAAATGTTAAAAAAGGGGAAGCCTGGTGGACTTTAGAAACTTAGATGAAGATCATGTATCAACAGCTTATAAAGAACTTGCTGAAACAGATGATGAACATGGAGAACTCTCAGGGCAGATTAAATACCTTGAGGAAGCCATGAAACAAGCCAAGGCTCACGAATTTTTAAAGTCTGAGGGGACAGTAGCCGAGAGGCATGAAAAAGCCATAGCAAGCGTTTCTTACGATATTGCAGTCAAGAATTGGATAGAGGCTTATAAGAAGTTTAAGATTTTAGATAACAAAAGAAATAGTCAGGCAAGAATATTTGATATGTTTCAGACACTTAGTGCTAACAGACGGAAAGGAATGTTATGATTGATCATCCATTTTTAATATTGCAACACCTAATTAAGAACTATTCAGAGGCTTGTAATCAACACGATTATGTTGCAGCGTATCAAATAGCTGTAGATATTACAGATCAAGCACAGAAACTAGAAGATTTTGCACAAGAACTAGCCAATGACTAAAGCACAGAGACAACATTACGACAAAGTTGCACGATTAGGTTGCAGTTTATGTCGATTTGTCTTAAAAATTGAAGATACACCGACTGAAATCCATCATATTCGTAGGGCTGGCAAACGAGTAGATGCACCTGTAATAGGTTTATGCCCAATACATCATCGAGGAAGTAATACTGGAGTGCATGGACTTGGCAGAAAAGGATTTGAGGAGTTGTATTCAACAACGGAAGAAGAATTATTAGAATTAACATTGGCTATATTATGATTCATTATCATGGTCTACCTATAACTCCAGCGACTGTTGCTAACTATGCTGTGCAAGCTGGTCATGCGTTTGTTTCTTATGCTCATCCTGATCAAATAGGTACAGCAATAGAAATATGCCAATCTTTTGCCCTAGATAATGGTGCTTTTAGTGCATGGAAAGCAAATAAACCTGTAGAAAATTGGGATTCTTATTACGATTGGGCATTAAATCTTAAAAAAGTGCCATCTTGTGATTTTGCAATTATTCCTGATGTAATTGATGGAACAGAAGCTGATAACGATGCTTTGCTTAGAGATTGTCCATTTCCAAAGTGGTTTGGTTCTCCAGTTTGGCATTTGCATGAATCCTTAGAAAGACTAGAGCAATTAGCCAATACTTATGTTCGTGTTTCTTTAGGTAGTTCTGGAGAATATTCAACAGTTGGCAGCAATGCTTGGTGGTCTAGGATGGGTTCAGCTATGCGAGTTATCTGCGATGACATGGGTAGACCGATATGCAAACTGCATGGCCTTAGGATGTTAGACCCAGCAATCTTTACTAGGTTTCCGTTTAGTTCTACAGATAGCACTAACATTGGCAGAAATGTAGGAATAGACAAAAATTGGAAAAATGGCAATTATCCTCCTCCAAC